TAAAAGAAGAAAAGGAATTGGATGAGGCATAAGGTCAGTAAAGAAATTTTATACCATTTTAATTGTGGTAAATGTAATAAATGGTGGTCAATTTCAGACTACCATTTATTTTCTAATAATAAATCAGATAGTATAGTGTGTCCCCATTGTGAACATAAAGAAAAAATAATAGAAATAACAGATGATAGTAAAAGATGATTGGATTACTGAATTACATTATAAAGAATTTATAAAACCAAAACTACAGGCAGAAGATTTTTATTGGGAAGACGGAAAAATGGTAATGACAGAACATTATCACAACAAAAGGGGGTATTGTTGTGGTAGTGGTTGTAGACATTGCCCCTACACCTCCACATCACAAAAAACTAATATCCAATCAAACCACCCCCAAAGTAATCTTTGAAGTATTTATTATAAAAAAGAATGCCTAATCAAAGATATGGAATATCGTTTCCCTTTGTGGATAGCCAAGAAGGTTTTTTCCTTGGACTTAATAGACTTGCTGGTAGTGAGGTAAAGTCTAACTTAATACACCTTATACTAACACAGAAAGGAGCGCGTTATTTTTTACCTTCATTTGGGACTAATCTAATAAAATATGTTTTCGAACCATTAGATTCGGCAACTAAAACTAGTATTGATAGGGAGATAAGAGAAGCAGTATCAGAATTTATACCCAATCTTATTGTCAATAATGTGGATGTTAAAACCGCAGATGATATAAGATTCGAAGAACAGAATAGTACTGATGTTGAATCTTTGGAAAAAAATACTTTTGATTTTGGTCGTAGTAAAGAAATGGAGTATAGTGTGAGAATAAGAATTGATTATAGTATGGGGGATAATGTTTTCGAAACTAAAGATTTTGTTATTATAAATTTATAATATGGCAGAGAAAAAAGTATCATATACAGAAAGAGATTTTTTAGGTATAAGAAATGAACTATTAAGGATAACTAATACGTATTATCCTGACTTAATACAAAACGCTAACGACGCATCTATATATTCTGTATTTTTAGATTTAAATGCTGCGGTAGCAGACAACTTAAACTTTCAGATAGATAGAACATTCCAAGAGACAGTACTACAATTTGCACAAGAAAGAAGTTCATTATATAATTTAGCTAGAACCTACGCTTTAAAAATACCTGGAAACAGACCTTCTGTAACAGTGTGTGACCTATCCGTTATAGTACCAGCATTAGGGGATAAAGAAGATTTTAGATATCTTGGGTTATTAAGAACTGGGTCACAATTTAGAGGTGGAGGTCAAATTTTTGAGTTAACACAAGATTGTGATTTTTCATCACCTTATAGTAGTGAAGGAATACCAAATAGGACTAAAATACCTAATTTTGATACTAATGGTATACTAATAAACTATACAATAACCAAAAGAGAGGTTGTGGTTAATGGTGTGACTAAAATATTTAAGAAAGAAATTACCGATAACGATAATAGACCATTCTTTGAAATGTTCTTACCAGAAAAAAATGTGATAGGTGTTACCGGTGTAATACAAAAAAGTGGTGTTGGGTACCAAACCTTACCCAGTAACTCCGAGTTTATGTCAACAACAGCTAATAAATGGTATGAAGTAGAAGCATTGGCACAAAATGAGGTTTTTGTTCTTGACCCATCTTCACCATCCGACGACCCCGGTATGAAAGTTGGTAAGTACATAAACACACCACAAAGATTTATAACTGAATTCACACCTGAAGGGTTTTTCTTTTTAACTTTTGGGGGTGGAAACGAAACATCCCAAGACCTACTAGATGAGTTTTCATCTAAAGGCGTTAAATTAGACCTATCAAGATATATGAATAACATATCTTTAGGTAATATGGTTAGGGGTAATACAACAATTTTTGTACAATATAGGGTTGGTGGTGGTAAAGCATCAAACATAGGAGCTGGTGCTGTAAGTATAATTGGTACAATAGATTTTGTTGTAGCTGGACCAAATCCTCAAATAAGTCAGACTGTTGTTAATAGTCTATCTGTAACTAACGTTACTGCTGCAATAGGGGGTGCGGACCAGATGAGTGTTGATGAAATTAGAAATTATATAGCATTTAATTTTGCTGCACAAAATAGAGCTGTTACAATTAATGATTATGTTTCTGAACTTAGAACAATGCCTGCGGTTTTTGGTGCACCAGCAAAAGTTGGTGTTACAGAAATAGAAAATAAAGTCATGCTAAACATTTTATCCTACACACCAGATGGTGCACTAACCTCAAATGTGAGTTCTACACTTAAGAATAACATAGCAAACTACCTGTCAAATTATAGAATGTTAAATGATTATATTAGTATTGGCTCTGGTAAGGTTGTGGACATATCACTTCTAATTGACCTAATTGTAGAAGACTCCGCAACTCAAGGAGAGGTAGTTACAAATGTAATTACTGTTGTGAGTGACTATTTTGGTGTGGATAAGTTAGAAATGGGTAGTGATTTATCCTTGGGTGCTTTAAGGGGTGATATTATGAGAACCAACGGAGTATTAAATTTAGTGGATGTAAAAGTTTACAATAAAGTAGGTGGGGAATACTCTCAATCAGTCACTACACAACCATATAGTAATGTTACAGATAGAGAAATAGGGTTAATAGACGACACTGTATTTGCTCAACCAGATGAAATATTACAAATAAGATTCCCACAAAAAGATATAGCTGTTAGAATTAAAAAATTAAACAAACCCACATTCTAGTAATCTTTACTAAAAAAAGGCCATAACTATTATTAGTTTTGATACAATAACTATTTATTTAGTAAAGTCGATATGTCTAAAAATTTTAGAGTTAGAACAGAAGTTGGTAAAGATAAAAAAGTAACCTTTGAACTTAAGCAAGATTTTGATTTATTAGAAATCTTAAGCCTATCTTTAACCCAAAGTGATTTGTACACAAGAATGTGTGCTGATTTTGGTGTGGTGGTAGGTAGGGTAATAGCAAATAAAGGGTTTGGAATACCTAACGCAAAAGTATCTATCTTTATCCCCCTAGATGAAGAAGACGCAAAAAATAAAATAGTAACCTCTTTATATCCCTACACGGAACCCTTCCAAAAAGACGAAAACGGAATTAGGTATAACCTACTAAGCTCTAAAAGAAGCCACGACTGTCATGTACCAGTAGGTACTTTCCCAACACTAGAAGACGTACTAAACAAACAAGAAGTTAGGTATGTTTATGACAAATACTACAAATTTACTGTAAAAACTAATGAATCTGGGGACTTTATGATTTATGGTGTACCACCAGGAACTCAAAGTATTGTTATGGATGTTGATTTAAGTGATATTGGTTGTTTTTCTTTACTACCAGAAGATTTTAAAATACAGGGATTTGCTGATAGTGATTTCGACGGACCTAGATTTAAGAGTGACAATTCCATAGATAGGTTACCACAAATTATAAATCAAAATAAGACTATTGAAATAAGTCCTTTTTGGGGTGACGAAGAATTTTGTTCTGCAGCTATAACTAGGGTAGATTTTGATTTAGCAGATAATAATTTCTCTATAACACCAACAGCTATCTTTATGGGTGGAACAGCAACAGATACTGATAAAAATGCGGTGGGGAGAAATTGCCAACCGAAGAGAGACATGGGAGAACTATGTAGTCTTGTTACACAGACAGGGTTGGTTGATTGTGTTAGGTATACACCGTTTTTTAAAGAAGACCCAGCAGCTTTTGGTGGTGCGGGAGGCACAGTACCAGTACTACAAAGATACTATCTACCAAATGGTGGTAGGGTTATTGATGAAAATGGAACCTTCTTTTGTTCTGTAGAAATGAATTTAGACCATGTAATAACAGACGAATTTGGTATGTTAGTTAGGTCGGGTGACCCAGAAAAAGGTGTACCTACTAGAACGAGATGTAGGTTTAGGATTAGAGCTAATAAATCTACATCCGGACAACAAGTAAGAGCGGGTAATTACCTAGTACCTAACATTAGAGAATTTAATACGGACTCAAGTCAAAATGGTGGTGATGGAGGAAATATAGATTTTAGAAGTTATAGTTTTTCTACAACATATAGTGATTACCACCCTTACGCACAAAAATATCTTATGCCTGGAGCAGAGGACGTATTTTATGATATGACGTATAATAAAGTTTACACCCCCTCACAATTCCACGATAAACATAAACAATTTGGTAGACAACAGTTTTTAGGGATAAAAGAAATATTACCAGAAGCGGAACAACAATGTTCCACAACAGCAATGTTCTTCCCAATCAATAGTGCGGTTAGAAAACCTAACTTTATGATTTTCTTATATATGTTTTTATTAGATTTTTTATCTGTAATATATAAGTTTTTAATAGTCCTTATTGGTCTATTGGCCATGATTATTGGTATAATATTAACCCCTATAATGGTTATATTGGGTATAGTATGTACTATAATTAGTTTTTGGAATTCCATACACGTAGTTTCTTGGGGGCCACCTAATATTAATATTGGTATATGTAATGATTTTTGTTGGGCTGGTAATACCTCATCAGGAAATCCTTGTAATGGGTGTTTTCCATGTAGATTCTTTGGTCTTGAAATGGGTTTTATACTTTTCACATTAAGACAAACCAAATACCCAGAATGTGAAAAATGTAGTTGTAGGACTAATGTACCTAATGCAGCCCCTGGGCAACCCCCTACATCTGCTAGTTTTGCGATATTGGATGCCAACTATGATTGGGGTGGAAATGATTGTGATGCACCGGGTGATACTATTTGTTGTCCCGATGATTATGGTTTTAATTCAGAAATAGACACACCCAGTGTCTCTAATGATTTGTTAGCGGGTGGTGGGTGTTATGTAAAATTAATCTGTATTAATCCTGGTTGTGGGGGGCCCAATACAAACACTAGAGTAATTGATGAATATAATAAAAGGGAAAAAATAGCAGTTGCGTTGTGTAACGGTATTATGAATTATTTCTGGGAATATAATTGGGTAAATGGATTCCTATATCAATACCAGTTTAAAGCAAGACTACAATATGATGAAGTTACCGAAGTTTATACTGGTGATTATTGTACGTTAATGACTTATTTACACCCAGTGGATAACATTTTTTATTACAGGTCTACTCCGTTTGACCCAGGTAGTAATTTTGGTGGTGTGACACCTGGTAATGCTAATATAACAAACTTTACTTTTAGTAATGATGGAGCCGCATCCTTTTCTTGGTGGCCAACTTGGTTAACTGGTGTGGGTACCCATGGTGAAGGTGACACAGACAGACACATACTAACACCAACAACTATAGTAGATTATGGTCCGAGAAACAAATGTGTACAACAAATATGTTTGGATGACAAATATTCGGAAGGCTGCTCGTTAATGACACAGATGGGTAGTACATCCTTCCAAGACATAACAGACCTAGTTTCTGATATATATAATCTAAAAGCAAAAGATGACGATGCTATACTACAGAAATTTTTTGGTAGACCAGAAAAAAGAATTGGTGGAGATGTTGCACAAGCATTAATGCAAAATTGTATGGCAGGTGTTATTGGTTATGAATCTAATCCAGGATTTACTTCTTGTGACTGTTCTATTTCACCACCAATTCCACCAATAGCACCACCCCCACCGGGTCCTGAAGAATATGGAACAATTAATGGAAGACTTTGGGCTGATGGTACACCTAATGGAAACCCTTATATACAATATTCGATTAATACCTGGGGTACCGACTTTGATGTACAATGGCAAGCAAAAGAATATACATCATCAACCCCATCAATATTGAGTACAAATGAAATGGTGACATGTATAGCTCAGGAACTATCCGCTACCACACAAGTTGTTCCTTATCTATCATGGAGAATGTTCGGGAGTGCTCCATTTGGTGATTGGAAAAATGACTGGCAGTACATGACAGGTCCTTACGATGACTGGTACCCTGGAGTTGCAGGAATTCCTTGGTGGAATACTCCTGCTACTAGTTGGGCAAATGGTGGGTCTAGATATTCTGGACCATACCAAGACGATATAGCATTTCCGTGGTGGAGTGGTACAGCTAATTACCCACAAGATATTTACCCACCACTATCTACAATATCAAATAATCAGGTAGTTTTTTCACAACCAAGATTCCATTACTTCGGTTTAAGACCTGGCTCAACAGCTTACAATATTTTTGTAAGAAAGTTTGTTGACGAAGAATTAGCTGATACAGTAATATAATGAGTAACGAAAAAAACATAAGAATTGTAAAAGGTTCCTCTAGATTTAAAGGGGCAACAGACAAAGATGTGAATTTACAACCATTCTTAGCTTCCCACCAAAGGACACTAATACAGGGGGATAGAAATTTAGTATTAAATTTAAGAGACCAATTTGGGTTTGAAAGGGAGTACAGCACAACATATAGAATGTATGGT